GGGAACCTGACCTGAATACAGCAATGAAACCAACTCCCTAAACGATTTCGCCCATCCGATCTTCGAATCCGCAATGTTAATAACTGTGTCTGTTTCATGGAAACTCTCTGCAACCTCTGGTAGTTTAGAAATATACTGCCGCTCAACACTGAAGCCTACGCCTGTACCGCACATTAGGACGTACATCATCTCGTCAAATGCTTTTGGGTGATCAATAGGTAGATAGCTACAGTTAAACCCCGCCACGTTGTCACGATCTAATGCGGGGCCAGCGGTCATTAATGCCCTCATGCTGGGCATAACACCAAGATCAGCAATAGAAGTAAAAATTTCTTTGCGTTCTTTGTCACTAAGTTTGTCGCCCCAATAATCTAAATAACGATTAATTGTTTCAGGCCATGTCTCTCGACGTTGTTCATTTGGCATGTAGCGGGCGTATCTGCTTTTGTGAATGTACTGTTGATAGGCGTCCAATTATTCTACTCCTTTCCTCTGTTGTGTATGTTGACCATTTAGCAATTTCAGTTGTGGTTCTACCACAGCCATAACAAACCTCATCTTTTAATTTACATACTTTTATACATGGCGTTTCCATTATTCATCTTCTGATAAATTAAAATGGTTGATGTTGAGTTTGTACTTATTTTTTTTCTTTACTTGTCGCATTCTAGGCTCGCGGTCTAAATCTTTTTTGCGCCTGTGTCGATTGAAACGATCAGCCCTTTCTTTTTTTCTATCATCCATCTTCATCATCTAAATTTTTTCTTTGTGTTACATCAATCCAATCTTCAGGAATACTATCTTCAGAGAACCATCTAAATCCTTTTGAAGATGCCCACTCAGCATGATTACGCTTAGTCCCATCCTTACGCCGCTTGGCTTGGGGCATCGGCGCATTGGGATCAGCAAATAAAAATACAAGTTCTATATTTTCAGGTAACATTTTTGCAACCCAAACATATTTATTGTATTCGTTGTGATCCCAAAACCTTCCCTTAGCCTCTAAATATATTTTTTTACCATCTATTTCCCTAATAAAATCGGGGTGATAGGTATGCTCAACAATATAGTTAGCTTTTTCAGAATGAATTTTCCATTCATTAAGAATCCCAGAGTGTAGCTCATACTCCCAATTAGAGTCATAGCCACGAATCAGTCCTTTTTCTTTTGGTCTAGGGACACGAGGACGCCTACCACCCTTTCTTATTTTTGGTTTCAATGTATTGTCTCTGTTGTTGTAGGTGCGTCGTTAAACCTATCTCTTAATCGCTCATATATTTCTAGTAGAATAGTTTCTTCTACTGAATTGCCCTGCAAGATTTCAGAGGCGCAAGCACACAATAAAAACTCAAGTGGAATTAGCTCTTCGACATCACTCATGTTAAATCATCAAGTGTATAGCTGTCAATTGGTCGTTGTGGGTTTTTAGCATAAAGTTTTTTAATTTTTTTTCGTGTCCACTTTTCAGTAAATGAAGACATAAAAATCTGTCCATCCGCAAAGTAATGTGAGTTCATCTCCATATATTTTTTATAATTTTTAGATGTAATCTTTGATGCTTCTTCTTCAGGCATTAAACTTTTTAGCCACTCGACAGTAATTTTTTCTGTTTGCCTAAATATTTTTTTAACTATCTTTGCGTTCAAGGGTGACCTCCTCAACTCTTGGTGGAACTTCGATGTGTGTAAAATAATTAAGTCCATTAGAGTATTTAAAGGCGCGTAAGCCTTTGCCATTATTCGCGTCCTTGTAACAATCAAACTTATAAGAACAGAAGTTACAGTTGCGATTGATTTTCATATTCCCCTTCTTGCCTTCAGGGACAGACTCATAGCAACGGCTTGGCGGGGTTGCTAAGTTTAAAGCCTTTTTAATTTTTTTAATGTGTTCTTTTATGTTTGGCTTGTCTAGGTCTTCTGGGCGATACAAACAAATGTCTCCACCCTCCTTGTTGATAACTAGGAAGCCCCCTCCAGAAGAGTTCTCAGCTTCCTCATAGCCAGCAAGCTGGGCCATATAACCAAAGGGATCATCTTCCCCAAGTCTCCCATCCCGAAACTTATTAAATGCAATACGCGAGGCGCTCTTTACATCAATAACCTCACCATTAATTTTACAATCAATATGTCCCTTTATTCCTGTCACCTCTACTTCTTTCTGTTCGTCGGTAACAGCATGGCCTGATGCCCTAACAAGCATAAGAACTATCTCTTCAAGGATATGACCATATAAAAATTTTATTTGAGTTGCAGGTGAAGGTACTGATTTTTCTAGGGGTAGATTTTTTTCGTACCAAAGCTGTCGTAGGGGGCGACCAATATTAGACATTCTAAGTGTAAAGTTAGAATTACGTTTAGAAGGATTAGACCATTCTAAAATGGATTCTTTCATACGAGCGAGCGTAAGATCAAGATCACTTTCTTCAATATTAAAAGACTTACCTAAAGAAATACCCTCAAGATTAGAATATATATCAGCCGTAAGTTTTTCCAAACTCATTTTCTATGCCTCACAAATCGACACTTACGTGTATTCGAATTATAGTGTAAGTATTGAACGCCAAGATCTTTCTGTTCCTCTGTCTTTGCAGAGAGGCGTCCATCTTTATATGATTTAACATCAATAAGAGTAACCTTTCCTTCAGGAGATAGAGCTATAATGTCAATAGGGCCAGTACAGCCACAGTTCTTAAACACATGGTAGCCGTTGTCCCAGAGCCATGTAACAGCATAATGTTCTGCTAAGTCTCCAACTCTGCTGGGGTCGTGTTTGGTTTTCATTATTTTTCTTCCTCTTATATTAGTGTGTTTCACTCCAATTATCCCCTACTTTGTACTCCCCGTCAAGATCACAATATAACTCTAATTCTTTCCCGGCCTGTATGATTGCGTCTATCCCAAGCTGTCCAACAAACTCTGCTTGAGATTCTTTTACTTCCAGTTGCCACTCGTCATGGACATTACATACAAAGTGTGCATCTAGGGTATTCAGGTCAATCATTTGCTTTAGGTTGATCATGGCCTGCTTCATCACAATTGCACCCCCGCCCTGTAATAAAGTATTGAGTGCTGAATGTTCTGAGCGAACAAAAAGCTTACGCCCATCTAAACCTTTGATGTGTCCTTTTGAAGACGCTCGTCCAACTGTATCTTTAAGAGATTTAAATGCTGGGAGATTATCGAAGAAATGCTTTCTAAGTTTTGAACCATCAGCTTTGTTTCCCCCAACCACACTTCCAAGCTTTGCATCTCCCGCTCCGTATAAGAGGGCATATATAAATGTTTTCGCTTGATTTCTTGATTCAAGTCCTGCAAGTCTTTGGTTAGCTGAATGTATGTCTCCGTGGAGTATTTCATTTTTGAAGTCCTCATCCTTCATATAATGGGCCAACATCCTCAACTCTAAGCCGCTGGCGTCAATACCTACTAACTTGTATCCTTCTGGTACTGTCCAACAGGCGCGGCATTCTTCTCCAAAGGGAGATGAAACACTAGGAACCTGTGCCATGTTAGGGCTGTTGTGAGTCATGCGTCCTGTGATAGTACCATTAGGATTAACGTATCCTCTAACGCGATCATCGGACTCAACTACAGTGAGCCAAGAGTTTATCTGGGCAATGCGCTTTTGAAGTAAAAGATACTTTGCAATTAGACGAGCTTCAGGTATATCTTTAATTTTACTTAGAGTAGATTCATCGACAATTGGTTGACCAGTAGGAGTAAACTTCTCTGGCTTCCAGCCGAAGTCAATAAGATATTCTCCTATCTGCTTGCGTGATCCAAGATTAAATGGAACCTCTTCAATACGCACAACCTTTTGTTTAATAGCCATCTCTTCATATTCTTCTTGTGACATCCTGCTCTTCTTGGTTGACCCCTTAATCAAGGCCATCTTAGAGAGAGCGCCTGTCTTGGTGAAGAATGGAAGAAGATATGTTTTCAGTTGCTTAGGTCTGAAAGTTTCTTGAACCTTATTTTCGACACTATTAATTTTCTCAGTGAGTTCAGCAACCAATAGACTAGCTTTCTGAACGTCAAGCATAAATCCACGATCACGCTGGTCAGCAATAATTTTTAGGGACTCGTGTTCTATCTCAACGCTCTTACGGCTGAAGCCACGAGACTCAATCTTTAAGTTATTAAATACTTTTGAGTTAAGCACCGCATCGTTGCGACAGTAGTTCAGCATCTCAGGTGTATAGTAATCGAACTCATTGAAGTCTATCTTACTCATACCTATTCGATAGCCCCAAGACTCAAGACCATGACCGCCCTCTCGTGTTGGATTAAAAAGTCGTGAAAGAACAAGAGTATCTACTATCTTTTTACCTTTCATTAGATCAATGTTGTGTAGCTTCTTGATCACAGGTAAATCAAAGCCAATAATATTATGACCTATTAACTTCTCTGCGTTACCCAAACAATCTAGACCTTCTACTATTTGTGTCGGGCCATAGGTTTTTGTTTCGCCTGTATCTGGGTCTGTGATAGCAAGACAGAAAATTTCTGTTGGGTCTAGCCCATCGGTTTCAATATCAAATACTATGTTTTTCATAGTTCTATCTCATCTTGATCTTCAGTTTCCATAGAGATTTCACTGAGTCTGCCACTATCCTTATCGTAAAACAAGTAGGTAGCAACACCTGTGTCGCCAGTGTAACGAGACTTCAGGACTCTCACTTTAGTTGTACTAGCTTCTATTGGATCTTCAGATTGCTGGTTACGCTCTAAAGAAATAACACTATCAGATAGCTGTGCTATACTCTGAGATCCTCGCATATGGCTTAAGTTTACTTCAATACCATTCTCGTGTCCACGATTACCATCAAGCCGACGCAGATGTGATACAAGAATTAAGCCTACTCCTGTCTCTTCAACAAGAGTTCTGAAGTTATGCATGATGACATCGATATTACGACGCTCGTCACCATCGGTAGTCATGGATAAAAGCATATGTAAGTGATCAAATATTATCCACTTACACTCTAGACCGATAGCCATAAAGCGTAGCTTACTGAAGATACTATCAACATCATTCATTCCAAGGTGGGCATGGACAAAGACGCGGTTCTTATTGTTGCCATCGTATAGTATATTAAAGAAGTTATCTAAATCTTCTTCAGTATACTTTGCTCTAACGCTATCAATATGTAGTCGATCATTCGCTTCAATAGATAAAATACCATCTACTGTTCGCCTCCAATCTTCTTCAAGCGCAACGACACCAACCCTGTCATTAGTATTAGTAATTAACCAGTGCTGTAATTCTCTTGTTACACTAGACTTACCAAGACCTGTGCCTCCCGTCAGAGTAATAAGTTCTTTCTGACGTAACCCCTCAAGCTTATCATTAAGACCGTGCCAAGGATAAGGCACTGCTTCTTTCTTCTCGCGCTTCTTATAGTTCTCACGTTCTTCTGAAACATTAAGAATACCGGAAGGTGTATAGAGTTTAGCGGCCCACCATGCACTTACATAAGCCTTGTGATGACCAAGCCTTAGCATTTCATTAGGGTCTTTAAACTCATCAGGTAGCTTTAGTATCTTAGCCTTACCCGGCTTTAAAATTCTAGCAACCTTTTTAGATGCTTCGATACCCGCCTTGTCATTATCAAAGTTCAGAACAACATAATCAAACGACTCAACAAACTCTAAATTTTCTTGGATATCTCTTGTCGCACCAGAAGCCCCGTTCTTAACAGAAACTACAGGCCACTTGCTACCAAGCAATTCATATGCCGCCATAGCGTCACATTCGCCTTCAGTGATTGTTAGGAATTTACTACCGGCTTGAGCAAGCTGTTGACCAAAAAGACCTGTGCCTTTTGGAGAGCCAATCCAATTAAAAGATTTATTGGCTCGTCGTATTTTAGTGGAGACTTCTTCGTTGTTAATGTAATAGGGATAATGATGTTCAATAATAGTATCAGCGCCTTCCTTGACTGATCGAACACCATAACGCTTTGCAGTATCTAATGATATTTTTCTATCTGTTAGTGGATTATAAAAAGTTTCTTTCTGATTGAAGTCTTGGTTATCACTATTTCTTTTGTATGAATTAAAGTCTGTCACGTTTCCGTCCATAGCCGCTTCATAGTTTTTAAAAAAAGTATCACAACTGAAACATTTAGCAGAGCCGTCATCGTTAATGGAGACAGGGTCACTGCCTCCACAACTAGGACAGGGCTTGTGGTACGCCACAAAGTTGCCCATTATTAATCCTCTTTCATATCGTCCTCAGAAATAAGAGCCTCTTCATTTAGAAGCTCCTGTATTTTTGCATGTAGTGCAACTGAAGCCGCCTGTGCAATAGTAAGATCAGCACTTAGTTGATTTACTTTTTGCTGGGCAAGGGCCAAATAACTAAAACAATTCTGGCCCTCATCGCTTAGTTTAGATACATCATAATTTTTTTCTTCATAGCTATAAACAGAACTCATAGTTCGTCCTCCGCATCATCACCATCATAAGCTTCAAACTCTTCTCCGTCAGGGGCGGCGTACTCAATTAGGTCTAGCACCTGCATTGCTTGAAAATCCAAGCCCTTATATTGAGTACCGTTCCAAGTGGTTTCCCACTCTTTGTATTGTACTTTAACGAGAGAACCATTGCCGACAGAAACATTCATTGAGTTCTTGTTTTTATCAAGAAGCTTTGGTGGCTGTCGAACCATTCCATTCGGGCCATTTACTTTACGCTTAATAATTAAAGCTGGCCCCTCGTCCATATCTTTTACAGTAAATCCTTGGTTTCTAAAACCATCTGCAACATCATCTTCTACAACTAAGTTGACACTATAAACCGGATCATACTTAGTGTTAGGTGTTGTAACAGATGCCCAATATGCTCGTCCTTCAACGACTGCCATAATTTACTTCTCCATTACAAAGGTGGTTAATGTATTCTACTATACCGCTATAAACATAATCTGCACTCAGATGCAGTCCCTCTTTTTGATTCTTCTGATCTATAAAACTAATCAGACTATCAAAAACTTTAGGCTCTGGTAGTTCAGTACCCAGAGAAAGAACAAAAGCTTGACTCAACTTATCTTCTATATCTATATATCTTTTATCCATTAAACTTCATAGCTCCCTGTAAGGACACTTAATTTAATAACGTCTAACATAAAGATAAGATTTTCTACCTGTAAGTCAGACGCCACTTTGAGTTCTCCATCAAGATCTAATATCATTACAAACCCTGCGTCATCAATATCTATACCTGAATCAGAAAAGTTTTTTAATGCCTTTTGTATTTTATTTTTTCCGGTAGGAGCATCAGCACCAAAATTACCTTGAATTAATTTCAACGATTACCTCCAGATCCTTTAAGCACTCCTCGGTCTGCACGACTCTGGAGTTTGGAGAGATTGTACTGTGCAACTTCAGAAAAGTCAATCCCATTATCTCTTAAAAGCATGGCAAGATTCCATAACACATCACCTGCCTCAGAAACTATATCATGTCTGTCTATTTGTTTTTCATCACCTCGCAGATGAGGCTTAATAAATAAGTCTGATAGTTCGGCAGACTCCACCATCAAAGATGCGATAGGATAAAAGTCATTCTGATATAAGGCTGTAACAGCCGCTCTAGCTTGATATTCATCAAAGGTCATATTAGACTCCAAATATTTTACCGATAAGACCACCCAACAACATAACAGCGGCAATAGTATTAATCATAATGAGCGCACGATCACGCCACATGAAACCTACTACAGCCCAGAGTGCAGTGCCTGCAAAACTTAATAGCATATCATAGACCTGAAGCTCTGGTACTCCTGTGCTTCTCAGAGAGATAGCTACCAATAACCAGATACTAGCGATCCATTTGAGATGCCAATCTAAAGTTCCTTTAGGTGTTGTACTCTTTATGATTCGATTGCTATGTTTGATTTCTTCAACCGAATATTCTTTACCTTCATCAGATACAATGTTATGATTAACCATTCACGCAGTCCTCAATAAGCCATTCAAGATAGACGCGAGCCTTCCTAAGATCCTCTACCCCATTTTTGTAACGAAACCTGTGAAGATATTTATGAACATTCCCAGCGCAATAATCACCGAAGCCATCACCCAACTGTTGTTTAATATAATCAATGGCTTCAATGCCGCCCTTGTTATAATGCTCTGGCTTTGTAACTGGATTTATAGGGTGACCATCTTCAGGATGATAGAGTTTACCGTAAGCTGTCTTAGATTTTTTAACCTTGTCCCATTCTTCAGGGGTAGCATTATCAATACTCATTTGTCAATCCCTCCTTTAAAGATATCCATTTTTAATGCACGCTCCTATTATACACCCAACGGAAAAAAAAGTAACGACCACTAATGCAATCCAATGTTCTCCTATGCCGCCTTTGTCCACCTCATTGGCCTCCCTTTCTCTAACCAATCAAAGAACTTAAAGTCGTAGTATTTATTGTAAGCCTTGATAGTGTCAGGATCTTTGAACTCATCAGGCATACACTGAGGCGGGTCAACAAAGCCATTACTTTCAATGTTTTGCGGAGCCTTGCTAGTAAAAAGCTTTAACTTGTTCCAGCTTTTGTGGTTGTGCTTGAAGCGTTTCTCAAACTCAAGACTGAGTGCTTCAAAGTGTTCATACAACCATTTATAATGTTCTTTACTTTGCCTAGCCCACACGGTGCTAGGATGGTTGACATGAGCCGCCAGATAAAACTTATCATCATATTTATCTAGCACCCAGCGTTTGGCTTTGCGGCCTGAATCAGTGCGGCCCTCGACAAGACTACCATCAAGATAACGATGAGCCGTAGATAATATTTGTGCAGTCTCTAGCGGCATCTTGACAACGTGCTGGTCGCATAAACTTTCTGCGGCCTTGCGCGGACATTTACTTCGATAAAAGATATTCATTTCTATATACTCTCCTTTATATCATCTTCAATAAGATCCATAATATAATCATAATTAAACCACTCAGTCATATTCACCTTCCTACTGGTTGAACGCAACAAGCCCATACCAGCTACCTTCACAGACTCAAGCTCAACCAAGCCCATTTCCTCATACAACTGGTAGGTAATAGATACATCAATGGTCATCCACGGACAGTCAAGCTCTCTATCAAATGTTCTACGTTTCATACTTAATCTCCATGATCAGCCCAATGATAGTCAGCCTCTCCTATATAATCACGAACAAGATTAAACATATAATCAATATTGATCCAACTAGTGATATCAACTCCATGCGATTTAACTGAAATAATTTCAACTAAATTCTCCTCGTCACCGTGATTTATAAATTCAATTCTAACATCCGTTGTCATCCAAGCACAATCAAGCTCCGCTTCCATGACTTGATTACCATACATACTAGCCGTCCCCATGAAACATCTCCTTATATTCAATCATATAGTCAAGTATTGATATCGCCTCACGCTGACCCTGCGCTTTACCTTCAAAGTACCCAACAATATTTG